TTGACCCGGTCAGTGATAAGATAATCTTATCACTGACCGGGTCAAATTCTACCGCACCAATAGATAGAATAGCTGCACTCGCAATAGTGTCTAGAGTTTCGAGGTCAACCATAACGTGCCCTAAATTTTCAGTCATTCTATTCGCTCCTTTATTAGGCTAATTATACACGAAAATCTAAAATAGTCAAGAGGAAGATATAACTTCCTCATATGCGGTAAGAATTTCGTCCATCTCTGCTTCGATTTCTGACTTGTTTTGCTTGAAATACATTTTTGCCAGTTTTCGTGTTTGTGATGGTTTCAGACCAATTTCTGTTTTGATTCTTTGGCAGATGTCTTTTTGCAATTCTCGTTCTGCATCTTGACGAGTCAGACTACCATTAAATTCTTCGAGAGCCTTTCTCAAAATAGTTTTTTCTTTTTCATTAAGTGTCATTTATTTCTCCTATGCAGTCTCAGTTTCTTTTAACAGCAAATCTTCATATAATGGTGCTTCTGGTATCCAATTGGAATTGAAATAGATGCAGTGTTCTTCATAAGGAACAATTCCTACACCTCGAATTCGAATGACAACATCATCCCCTTTACCTTTATAAGATGATAGCCACTTCACAAAATCATCATTGAATTTTCCTCTGTAGATTAATTCGTCGACACTGAATTGTCCTAGATTACGTCTGTTATTGCGTACACCATCCCAATATTCGTCCGAACAGCGATATATCTCAATGAATGAATTATAAATCAATTGCCTATCTTCTTCACGATTTATATCGAGAATTCTTTTGGAAGACTTTTCTTCAGAAAGAGCAATATCAGGAAATTTTTTATCAATTGCTCCACGCACGAACAGAATAATAATCCAAACAATAATGAAATAAACAAAACCCATAAGAACATCAAGCATCTATATCTCCTTTTTCTGTAACTGCGGTCATAAAATCTTCCATCAATTCAAGTCCTAGTGGAGATATATGGCCGACAAAATCAACCTGAACTTTCGTTTTGTTGCGCATTCTAACAAGAACTTTGATTCTTTCTCCTTCATACTCAAATTTCTTGAATTCCTTTCCACGACCAAGAAATATTTTCGTGAACTTCGATAGAGAGCCGAATTTTGCTACTTCTTCTATCCCAGGAGCATATTTCCAGATAGCAATTGCATCTGCATCATCAATAAGAATTTTCATATACACCTCTCTAAAGGATAATACACACCAGTCGGCCCCGTGAAGTAATAATCTTTTTGTTTTATTCTGAGGCCAAGTGTTTCGAATAGAAGTCTCTCTGCTTTTTCTATTGCTTCAATATGATGGTCTCCTGTTTGACAATGAAGGTCGTGTGTCCCGTCTTCCCATTCAATCAATGTCACTGGCATTTCTTTTTTCCATCTCTTTGAATAGATACGAAATAATTCGAGTTGAACTCTAACATTCGGTATTTTGTTAACATCCGGAATGTTATCATTCATAATTTTGGTTACATTCACATTGAGAAGGAATTCTACCACACTCAGGACAAAATCCTGTTAACATTTTGTTTTCATTCAATATTTGAATATCACCTTCTTTTGTTTCATTGCTATCAGAATAAACAGGTTTACCTTTGAATTCACCAACAATTTTCTTTTTAACTTTTTTCGAAGGAATGTTCTCGAGCTTCATTTTTCTTCTCCACTTCAAGTTTGTCGGTCATCTTTTTGAGGTTTTCTGCTCCAAATCCCGAAATTGACAAGGATATTCGACCATCCACATTTTCCCATTCGAAACTATCTATGTTCTGGTCATAGCATTCTCGCAGAATTTTTGCAAATGTTCTCTTGTCGTTGCAAAGAAGTTTTAAGTCCCATTCAATGAGGTCTTTCATTTTCTAGATTGACTCCTTTACGATAATCGGAATTCCTTCATATTTTCTGGTTTCAAGTCGCCTGTGTATTACTTTAGATGCAATATCAATATTTTCAAGAAAATCGATATATTCATCTTTTGTCAATTCAATTGCAGAAATATTTTCATAGCCATATTCTTCTATTGCTGCATCAATTTTTTCTTTAATCGATTCTTTGAAATATATTCTCATACAGCTACTTTCCCTTTGAGGGCTGGCCAATGATGATAATCTACAAGGCTAATATCCTCATATTTGAAATCATCAATTTCTCTACAATCAGGATTCAGTTCAAGACGAGGGAGTGTAAGAGGACTTCTTTGTACCTGCTCGCTAATTTGTTCGATGTGATTTTCATAGATATGAGTGTCACCACCAGTCCACACAAGTTCATAAGGTTCAAGATTTGTTACTTGAGCCACCATATGTAATAGAAGAGCATAAGATGCAATATTGAACGGTAAGCCCAAGAAACTGTCGACACTTCTTTGGTACATATGAAGTGATAATTTTCCGTTGATATGGAAAAACTGATAAAAAGCGTGGCACGGAGGAAGAGCCTGTTTTTCTCGAGCAACATTTTCTGCAAAACTTAAATCATCAAAAGGAAGGACTCCAGGATTCCACGCTGTCACGATGAGGCGTCTATCATTTGGGTTTGTTCTCAATTTATCAATGACATTTTGAAGCTGGTCTATTTTTCTATGATAGAGGCCATAATCGCTAATGAGTCCTCTGCTGTCTTTAGAAATATGACCTACCCATTCGTAGCCCATCCAGGCCGGTTCTACTGCCTGCCCAACAGCAATGTCAGAATAACATTCTATTTTCCAATCTTCCCATTTTCTCCATTGATAACCATAGACAGGCCCAAGTTCACCGTTTTCATCTGCCCATTCATTCCAAATACGAACACCATTATCTTGAAGATATTTGATGTTTGTGCTTCCGGAAATAAACCACAAAAGTTCGTGAGCAATAGAAGGAAAATGAACAAGTTTTGTCGTAAATAAAGGGAATCCATCATTCATATCGAAACGCATTTGAGTTCCAAAAACTGCGTAGGTTCCGATTCCAGTTCTGTTTTCTTTATATTCTCCGCAAGAAAGAATGAATTGAAGAAGATTCAAATATTGAAGTTCTGGGTGGTTATTCATTATTTGCAATCCATTTTATCTTTTTTGCCAGGAACAAAAACAATTTTATCTACCGAACCAATCCTACCCATTCCGAAAAATCCTGCAGCGGTTGCAACAGCATCGGTATAGATAACATAACCTCCGTTCTTTGTTCTGCAACCAATTTCCAGCATTTGAAATGTGCTGTCACCTCCAGCCGTTGAATATTCAGACGAAACAATCTGAATACAGGAAGGTGGCTGTGTGCAAGTCCAAGTAGTGTTCGCAAATGCAAAAGATGTAGTAAATAATGATGCCATAAATGCAAAAATAAGTTTCTTCATTTTTTCTCCTCTATGAATAATAGTAGAAGGATTCAAGTCCCTCATCGATATCGAATCCTAATGATTTCAGTGTTTCAATCTCTTTTTCTGTGAAAGAAGATGGATTACCGATATACATTACATCGTGTTCGAAACAAAAATCTGTATCTGGAGTTTTTTCAGCAATTATAGTTAATCCAGATACAAATTTTTGAAGATGACTTAACTCATTCTTTGCCATTTTAGATATTCTCCGATAAATAGTTAAAGAAATATTCTTTAGCCTTTTTGCTTATTGGCGCACCAATGTCTTTCTTCGAGAGACCAGAGGTCTCAAGTGTCACTGATTCTTCTGAAACGACATCGTTAAATACCCAACGAATATATTCGCCCGTATTTTTAATGTCAATGTCTTTTCCTTGTTCTCTCAATGCTTCAATGCCCTGAGCAAGTCGATTTTCTGTTACGTGATTTTCGACGAATTCATCTACATTTCGCATTTTTTCGACATCTACAGGAGCAAGAGTTTTGACTTTTGAAACGCTGTGACGTTCATCTTTTACTTTGAACCAATATTTAGAACTGTTCCAGTCAGTTTCAACACATTTCCAAACAATTCCTTCTCCTACGCCGGTTTTGCCGAAATATTTTCCGACAGGACACTCTTGCCCGACTTCATTTGTCAATTTGGCAAGCTCTTCTGCAGAAAGTTCAGGCTTATCGAAATCGATGTCAATCGAAAATTTCTTGAATTGATTGATATGATAAATGTTGTGTGGATTGAGCCGTTCCTCCCACAATTTTAGATTGAGTTCTGAAAAGTCTAACCAAGAGCCTTTTTCTCCTGTTTCATAGACTTTCCTTGCGCAAAAAACAACGAACATTTTTGGCAGTCCGTTGATTGCCACGCCTTTCTGAATTGTGCCACCACACCATTCTCCATAGATGGCAATTTCTCCACAAGAACTCTGAGAGATATCGTTTGTAAGACAATTGTGAACATCTCGAGGCAATGCACTCATAAAAGATGCGAATCCTGCATTATCATCATCAGGTGTGATGATTCTAGAACGAGACTGAAAGTAATAATCTTCTGCTGATTTACCGTAGACAACAGAAGCATTTGTACCGTGAAGTTTTACAGTACCTTCAAATTTCAATGTAGGGTATGGAGTCTCGTGTGAATAGATAGGATTACCTTCTTCATCTTTTCCTTTGAAATCGTGAGAAAGTTTCACATCGCGAATAACATCTCGAAATTGTCTAATTTTAGGAAACTTAATCATCTTAGGCATTCTTCTACTCCAATGATTCAAATATAAAGAAAATATCTGGTTCAGTTATGACAAGAACTTCTTTGTCATCCCAAACACTCTCTACACCAGCATATCCTTTGAATTGGATTCGGTCCCCGGGCTTGACTGTCATTTTTATTCGTTCGCCATTATCATCATATAGGCCCGGACCTACAGCAACAACAGTTCCTGTTCTAGGAGGATGTTCGTGTTTCTGTTTTGGTGGCAAATAGAGGCCAGACTCTGTTTTTTCTTCTTCAGGGTCTGGCTCTACAACAACTCGGTCAAGAATTGGTCTTACTTTCTCTGTCATTTTAGTGAATTACCTTTCCTGTTGGTGGAGTAATGATTTTATTGAAATGTTTGCAATAGGCTTCTTCAAGAAATTTCATCTCATCAATCACAGGACCGTGGAACATAACGTGAGTGAGGTCGAATTCAATCACCCTGTCTTCGCCTTTTGTCATATTGATATATGGAGCATAAGGCATAAGTTCCATACCACCTTCTCTGTTCGGCACTCCTACAACAGGATTTTCAGCAATCAATTTGCCGTTCTTCTCTTCGATGCTGGCAAGAAATTCTTCGCCAGAAATAAGTTTGACTAGTTCTACTTTCAATTGACTCTCCTTGTCTGTTTGAGAGTTAAATTATACACAGACAATAAAGTATTGTCAAGAAGAATTTTAGCTCTTGAAATTTACAAGATAAGAACCACTGGCAGTTTTATTCCAACCCAAATCTTCATCGATTTCTGCACCCGTTTCTTTATCGAACTTCCACGGGCCACAGATGATATACCTGTCAGTGATGGCTGAAACTTTTAATTCCATTACCATATCACCAATTTTCCTAAATACAGTATCACCTACTTTCATTACTTTCCTCCTTTAATTCAGTAAACATATCATATGCTCGTGCCGTCGCGCAAGAAAATTCAACTTTGTGGAATTTACCTAAATGTTTGCAGGTTGCGACAACAGTGCATTGTTTTCGGAACGGGCACTCTTTTCCTATAGGTATATTTCCATCAACAAGTAAAGATTCACGCATTTTTTTCCTCCTGTTCTTTACGAAAACGTTTGAGTAAAAAAGTATCGAGACCTACCTTTATAGAAGGGATGGAACCAATCTCTTGCTGTTCAAGATATTTCTTCTGGTAATAATCGCGCTCCTTTTCCACTTTTTCTAAATATTTTCTGGCTCTTGAGAGTTTATCTTCTAGAATAGATATCTCTTTCTGCAAAAAATCAATGTATTCAGAGGTTGCCTCTAGAGAAGCTGCAAGAGACCCAATCGGATACTTCTCGTCACTCATCCCAATTCCTCCAATTATTGAGCCAGCGTCTCGCACGACGATTTGCTTCTTTTTTGATTATTCTGCGTGGCTTACCTGTGATGGTGCCTCTAAAAGGAATTTTGGCGTAGTTTTTTTCGAGAGGCTTATTCGCTGGGCAAGTCTCCCTTAAATGTGAGCCGAGGTCTAAGTTCTTTCTCATAATACAATCTTCTCCATTTCCACACGAGCCCTCTCAGGAGTGGTATTCTTGTATGCTTCATTCCAGAGTTCACGAACTGCTTTCAAAGAACTTTTATCAGGAACAAATCCCTTTCCTACAAATCGATAAAATCTGAACACACGGAGAAAATCTTCTCGAATTCTCTGTGTTGGTTTGCCAACAAATCTCAGAATCCTGTTCTCGATGTCTCTCAGACCAGCGTTTGTAGGGTCAAGAACTTCACCGCTCTGAATATTCATATAGAGAGAATTTATTGTAAAATCTCTTCGAAAGGCATCATCTTTCATTGTGCCAATTTCAACTTCTGCTTGTCTGCCGTTGCAAACAACATCTTTTCTGAAATTTGAGATTTCTACTTCATATCCATTGAAAATGACATTGAGAACAAAATGAGCAACGCCAGTTTTCTTGACTCTGAATCCGCCATCTTCGAAAACTTCTACGAGCTTATCCATAGGAATGTCTGTTACGATATCGTAATCTTTGGGAACGTTACCAAGAAGAAGGTCGCGAACAGCACCACCTACAATGTAATTATTATTTGTGCATAAAGGATGAGAATTGAGAACCATCAAAAAGGGCAACAGCTTTGCAGGTGCTGTCTTTTCGAACATCTCAGCAGCTTTTGTAATCAATTCACTTCTCTCATTCACAGCTAAAGTCTACACGAAAAAAAGAAAATGTCAAGAAGAAAAAGGCCACGTTTTGTGGCCTTTTAGAAATAGGAGTAATTGAGGACTCTAGGTGTTGGTCGCGCTCGACCGAGAGTCTCAGTCGACCGCATCTTCGAATTAAAAATAGAAGGAAGAATCCTCATATCTTCCCAATTTTTGAAGTGGAATTTTGTCCCTAACCAAAACTGCGAGGCATATCTCGCGGTTCTAGGAATCGAACCTAGAAATAGAAGGAAGGAAACAAATATCTACTTCAAATCCAGTTTGCTGCAATATCATCAACATTCTTTGCAACATCAATATTTAGCACAAGGTCATATTCTACTTCTTCATCGAAAACAGTATCGACAACAGCATCTCGTGCCTTTGCGTGCAACATAAACAAATCATAAAGATTTGCTTTTGTGTTGATAAGGTCTTCGATAATTTGACCAGTCGCAACAATGCCATCGATGTTAGATTCAACATTCAATCCAAAATTGCGGCACCTTCCAGGCATTGAGAAATCTCCAATGATTGCCTGTCGATTCTTCAAATCAAAAACAAGAGGAATGTTCAATCGAGCTTTGCCTGAAATATCGAATTTGTTCTTCACTGTCTTGGCTTCGAAAGGTTCTCCAGAACCAGGTTTCTGCCGTTCCATCACGCCAGCATAACATTCGAAATCATCGAATGGCTGATTAGTGTATGACAAAACATTCATCACGATATATCTTTCTCCTCGCTTGAGAGCTTTCTCGATATCGATATCGATGAATTCTGCTGCACCTTTAGGCGCCGATGTAATATCACCAGAGTGAATGTTACTGCCAGATTTCAAATTGGTATAAGAAACGTGACCGAGATATTTCCATTCATCATCATATGACACTGCGCTGAGGTCAACATCTACGCGTCTAGAACGAAGATAATTCTTTGCTTGAACATCTTTCCACCAAATGAACATTCGAACGGTGCTTGTTTCAGAGTCAATCGAAAGACGCGAACCGCGAGGGAATGTCTCGAGAGCCTTGCTCGAACTGCGCTGTGAAAAAGGCACAAGAATGTTCTTCAATTCAGGGTCGATATATACTCTACCCATCTGACCGAGATTTTCATATCGCTTCATAAGTTCGTTTTCAATGATTCTTTGCAAATCACCTACAATCTTAGCAGAAATTACATTCCTGTTATCTTCGTAGGTCACTTTTGCTTTTGCAATTTTGCCCTTAGGCAAGAAATATCGAATAGATGCTTTTTCAGTACGTGTCTTCATATATGCACGCATTTGTAGAAGCAATGCAGGAGCAACATCACCAACGACTTCTTGGAATTTGGCAAGAACACCTTCAGCAACTTTTTCCTTCTCGCAGTTGCGAAGAATGAAATCAAGACGTCGTGCGAATTCTCCAGGCCTTTTCTGCAAGAGAGAAGACAATTCTTCGATTGCACGAACTTTCTTACAACCACGAGTGTTCTTGATGGCATCTACCTGACGTTCAACTTCTTTGTTGAAGGCACCGATAGAACTCTCATTGTTTCTCAGAACATTGAATGCCCAATATGCGTTTGGAAAACGATTCTTCTTTGTTCCGACGTGCAACACCTCACCAAGACGCAACCAACGGCTGCGATAACGTCTCATATCCTCGAGAGGATTCTTGATTTCATTAAGAAGACCCATTATCAAGTTTCTTTCTTGGTTCTTCAACTTGAATTTTGTGTTTTCCTTCAACGAAACATCGCCTCCAGAAAGCTGTGTTGCAAATCGTAGAACATCGGTTGCTGTTTTGATGTGCTTCGAAAGAACAGACAAAGCAGAATCAGGCAGATATTTCAGCAACAATCCTGCAACGAGTGCAACATTTTCCTTCATAGGAATTTCATCAGGAATTCGATGTGTGATAGGATTTTTATCAAGCATAAAGATTTTTTCGATTGTTTCTTTATCGGTTGAAGAAATGCTTGTTTTAGATGCAATCAAATTCGAGAAAATGTCATAGACATCTTCTTCTGTTCCCAGAGTTATAATTTTGCCCTTCACCACATCTTTCAGTTCAGGGTATTCTTTCAGCGAAGGTTCGATTTCATCAACCATTCTTCCGCAAATTGGACATCCGTTGAAATCCGACATTTCGAACCATTCATTCGAAACAACGTGACCACAAGAAAGGACAGTTCCATCTTCTGGCTCGAATCCGAGAAGATTCATAAAATGATTGAGAATTCTCTTCGAAAGGAAAGTTTCATCAGGAACATCTGTTGGAAAGTTCTTGAAGAGCGGAACATATTTGACATTTGCGCCAATCAGCTCTTTGAGATTTGTCACAAGAAATTCCTTGACTGCATAGAGTTCATCATCGTTATAGGTAGACAGAACACGAATAACGTCTCCATCCAGTGTATATCCGAACTGGGAAATTTCGGCAAGCAGACCCAGAATCTTGTTTCCATCAGCATTTGAATTTCCTTCAGGGAGAACCAATGCTCGACGATAACGCAAGAGTATTTCGTTATGCAATATATTCATTTATTCTTTCTCCTTCATCCCTTTCTTGTCGATTCCTATCAATTCTAATGCAGAAAGTACCAATATCCTGCGTTTGTTTTCTTTTTTCAAAATCTCATTTGGTTGCTTGCTCTTATCGTGTATATTTCTTTCTTCTAGAGTCTGTGCATACCAGGCCAGCAATTTAAGTGAATCATCTAAAATGAAAAGTGGGTCGAACACTGCTCGATATGGATTACCAGATATTGAATTATCTGCATCATACCATACCATACCATCATCTTCTATTGTTACAGATGGTAGATTCATAGCATTGGCAATCTTCGCCAATGCTTCTGCTTCATATTGTTCTAGATACTCATTTATCAACAATTTCCAGTCCAAATCGAGTAAATAAATTTTATGGTAGTAATTACCAAACCAATAATGACTATTAACAACACTGGCGGTAATATGCGCAACACCATATTTTCGATAAACAAAAACATTCTTCTACTCATCAACAACCTCCAATCATAAAATCAAATTCATTTTTCAATGCAAGGTTCTGCATTATCCCACTTGGTATAGATATAGTCATACAATAAACTCGAAGTTCCTATATATTTTCCATCTTTGTAGTCAAGAACAAAGGATTTACACTTCGAGTTTGGGTCATCGTCGTTCCATACCCAACACCAGGTTGTCTTTTTCGGTATCCATTTTGGTCGGATTCCGACAATCGGCGGCCCACCAGTTGCCCAATACCAGATACAAGGATAGGCATCTTTAGGGTCTATCTTTCCTTCTGCTGTCAATAAAATTATTCTTGCACCAATCGGTGAACCAGTAGATAGGCCTCTCTCTGGAATTATTAGCATTAGTGGGAAAATTTTATTCGAGCTTTCACTTGCACGAAGTGTAAACGCACCATCATCCCAAATGCAACCTACTAAATCTCCAGGTCGGAACAATTGATGTTCATTCATTTTCAGCTCCCAACACAATAATTCTACATATTATTTCGTTGGAAGGCGACCTTGTTCTACTAAGTTTGTTGTAATATTCGATTATTTCTTCCATTGTTGTTTCCTTCGAAACAACAAGATTTTCACACCATCTTAGATTATCTAACTCCATCTCACTTAACTGGAGTTCTTGTATCACAACGGTATCGCTCGTCTTCACCTCCATTCCTCGGGCCACCAAGATGGTATCTCTTCCGGAAGACAAGGTTTAGCGTTGTCCCAGCTAAATCCACCGACAGCTTTGTATGTATCCTTTTCAAAACTAACAATTAACCGTATATAAGTGTCGGTATGGTCGTTATTCCATACTCGACACCAGGTGGGTTTGGACGGCTTCCACTTCGGACGTTCGCCTGCTTTTGGTGGACTGCCAGTCTCCCAATGCCATACAGATGGGTAGGCATCTGTATGAAATTCCTTTCCTTCAGCCGTCACAATGGCGTCAATCCTCCAATGCTCTATAGAAAGACGTAGTGGATATGTATCGTTATCGTTGGCTTCTAAAACGTGTGGGCCCTTGGCCCACTTGCAGCCTACTATGTCTCCAGGACGAAATAACTCTTCAGTTCTTTTCATTTACTACCTTTGTCATAGATTACTCGATAAAATCAAATTATATGCTTTTTTCTTCTTGTTGTCAAGTTCTTTTCTATAGATTTCTTGCAAACTCTATAGATGCCCAACGAAATAAAATAGGAAGCAATGACGCCCAGCCAGATAACAAAGGCGCAGAAAGAACCCAATTTTACGAAGTACCACCATTCATCAAAAACCAAATGGCCACCTATATTTTTTAATTTTGATAAATTCTATATGTTCGGGATTCAAGAACACAACTTCGTTCTGCGGTGTGACAACAATAAAAGTTGCTAGATTGCTGAAATTACGCAAAGTCGAATAGAATTGTTCATCGAAATCTTGTTTCTGTTTTCGACCAACAATAACTTCTCCGGAAGTTGTCTTAACGAAAACTCTCATATATCTCATCATTCTCCCCTTATAACTTTCTCGCAGATTCACACCATTGTTCGAATTTGATTTGACGACCAATGTTGTTCTTCAATTGAGAAATAACAGCTTCGAATGCTTTCTGTTCAGACGGTTCATCGAAAATCCGAAACACGATACTAGAGAAAGGATTAGACTTGTCATTTGACAGAGCAAATTCTTTTCTAGAATCGTACTTCATTCGGACTGAAATTGCCCACTTCACAATATTATCAATCAAGCAATGCAAATCTTTTGAGAACTTCTCAAAGAATGCTCTATCCTGCTCATTGATATATGGATAAATATCATCGACCGATACATCCGAATGCAAATCTAGAACGAGCTGTGCTGTAATGTGTGGATGATTGAACATCTCCTTGATTTTATGCCGCTTCACATACCAAGGAGACTTGATTTTGATTTGACCAACATCCGCCAAATCCACCACAACACCTTCGTCGCCTTCAAGATTTTCTACCTTTTTCAGAATCTCAATCAATGAAGTTTCTTTATCTTCATCATAACTTTTTACGATATCGAGGCCGAGGTCTTCTGCTCTCTTGAACAAAGAGCCAGAACGATGCTCATAAACACCAGTCTTCATATCTCGAATTGCAAGAAGTCTCATAAATGCTTTGTCGTACTGAACAACAATTTTAGAAGGCGAGAACTCAGGGTCGTGAAATTCAAAAATAGGAGTCTTGCCCGAAAAGATGCAGTCAACGACAAATGAACGAAGATTTTTATCTTCAGTCAAAGGATGCCCTGATAGGAATTCGGAGAAATTTTCTGCAACTCTTTTTGTGCCCCAGACAATTTCGTTGTTGCAAATGAATGGAGCAATCATTGCACCATCTACTTTTTGAGTAACAGACACGATGCTTTCATTCATCAGCTTAGGAAGCTGTGTGTGTTCTTTTTCATTCAGGTTAAAGAACTTATGGAAAGGACGACGAAGCACCCGACCAGTCTCATTGCAGAAAACAATTCCACGACATTCTAATGCCTCAGGAACATCAAATGTGTCTGGAAAAGCTACATTGTATGCAACGACAGTGTATCCGTCTCGTACGAGCACACCAATTTCATCTTTGTGTGAAACTTTTGCGAGAAATTCGTCTTTGTTTGAAATGATTGGATGCTGCATCAAATCCCCCTCAGTCAATCAGACCACGTTTAACATCACGAGCCCGAAAGCGATATGTTTTACCATCGCCCTTCGTTGCGCAGATAGGATATTTTGTTGCTCGTGGCCGCGCACCAATGATTTTGTATTTCTCACCAACGAAATCAAATTCTTTGCCGAGGTCTTCCGGCGTCAGACCATAGCGAAAAGCATATCTCTCAAAATCAATTTCTTCTCGAGTCTTTGATTTACCGTCAATTGATGCAAGAGAGCCTGAAAACTTAACATCAAAAGTCTCGGAGCTGAATTTTGCCCGACCAAGTTTAATATTGACGTTATATTCTTTGGAAACCTCTTGCAGTGCGGTTTCCATTGCATCAAGAAGTTCTCTCAAATTTTTTCGTGTGAACTCATTTATCTTTGGCATAATAAAATCTCCTTTTCACTCACTCAATGTTGATAGTCTACACGAAGTAGACAACGCTGTCAAGCATCGAGATTCCAGGGATAGAGAATAACAGAATTCTTTGGCACACCAAAAGAAGTATAATCTGGAACAAATATTGTGTCTTCTCGAACATCGATTGTGGCAGTGAAACAAACAGAAGATATTCTTTCAAATTCTGCTTTTGCTTCTTTCATTGTATGTCCTGTATCTGATATATCGTCAACGAGAAGAATTCTTGATTCTGAGGTCAAGGGGAAATTGCTATCGGGCAAAAAATCTAATTTTTCTTTCGAATTCCAAGCATTTGGACTATTAACAGACGAATAATTTGCCACAACAATAGGTAAATCAAAATAATATGCGACCATTGTTGCAGGAATAAGTCCTCCACGAGCAAGGCCAACAATATGTGTCAAGCCTTCTTCAGTGAATTTCTTGAATACATTTCTTGTGAAATATTCTATATCTGCTTGTGTTCGTTCAATTAAGAGCATTTTTTGACGCCTCGACCATTCCGCATATTGCATCAAGATATTTTTTCCACCATTCATATCCTATGCTCATTTCTTCAAATCTTGTTGGAGGAAACCTAACCCAAGCGTCGAGAGGGAAACAAAAAGAACCTATGCGCACACTATCTGACTGAACCTGAATAACCCATTTGTCTGTTCGCATTTCTAGGAATCCTGTTCCGTCGAGAAATGCTGCGTTCAGTTTTGCTCCTTGAAAATTTGCTCCAGAAAGGTTAGCATTAGAAAACTTGCAGAATCTTGCATCTGCACCACGAAAATCGGCACCTTCAAGATTTGCTCCGCTGAAATCGGCACCAAAAAGACTTGCTCGGTAAAAACAGGCGTTTGCTAGATTCAATCCACTGAAATCTCTTCCGTCAAGAGTGGCATTTCGGAAATTATTCTTAAATTCTTCTTTTTCTTCGATATACATATTTACTCTCCAACTCACTTTCTAGAATCTCAATTCGTCTTTGCAACTTTTCAACATATTCAGAAACAAGCATTCCTGTATTCGGATATACCTGAAGACAGCGGTCGTCATATAAGCATATCATTTTATAATCTTTTTCGCAAGTAACAACTGGTCTGCCTAAACCTTGTTCTTCAGCCCAATCTTGAATTTTCTCGATGATTCTTTTTTGACCAGTAGAAGCCCGTGCAGTGACAATTCGTATTTCTATTCCTTTCTCAATAAGTTCTTTTGCACGCTCAACCATTTCTCGAATGGGTGGCCCAATATGTTCTTCTCCTACCCACCCATCATAGAAAGCGAGAGTCCCATCTAAATCGAAACCAACCCAGCCAGATTTCATATTCTTATCAATGAGTAAACTTTTCGATGATTTCAAGAACGGTCTCTGCTTCATCTTTGTCTTCTCGAATCTCGATGAATCGAGGCAAAAATAATGCCTTGGTTTTGCGCCCTTCTGCATCAATCACTGCATTTGCTTTCACTGTGATAATCTTTCCAAGAACGTCGTTTTCCCAAAAATCTTTGCGCTGTTCGTCTGAGAATCCTGAACCTACATTGACTCTCAACAATCCATCGCTTGATTCGCAAACCAAGGCTCCGAGTTTTCCCACGTTTTTGCCCGTTCCTTCTTCCTTTGAGACAATCACGAGTTCTACTTCATTTTCTACTTTCATTTTCACTTGGTCGCGACTTCTTTTGTTTTCCCAAGGAGAATTCATATTTTTGAGAACTGCCCCTTCTTTTCCTTCACGCAACATTCGAGTGTAGAACGCCTTGGCCGCGCTATAATTATTCACAATTTCTGTTTCAGGAATTGAAACCTTCTTGTTCTTTGTTGCTTTGATTCTTTCGCGCAGATAATTGAATCTCTGCTGATAATTCATTGTCTTGTAGAAACCTTTCTCCCAGCCAGACAAAGGAATGATGTCCCAAGCAACAACACGAACACGGTCAGCTTCTTCCTTTTTGATTGTTCCTTTGTTTGCTTTCTGCAGAATTCCATTTCCTGTTTTTCTAGGAAGAATGTTTCCTTTTGAATCAACAACAAGCAATTCGCCATCAATCACAACATTCTGTCCGTTCGCAATTGATAAGATTGATTCATCCATTGCGCCTAGAAGTTCAAGCGGTTTGCCATTTCGTGACCGAACATCGACTTTGCCATCACGAACAATGAAAGCAATTCTCATCCCGTCACACTTTTCTTGAATGATGGCAGGATATTCGATTTCTTCAAGGTTTTTTTCGCTGTATGACTGGCAAAGCATACAAGGAAATTCAGGAATGAAATCTTTTCCCCACGCCTTGTTGACATTTCCGCGAGCAACACCACAACGCATATCTTTTAGAATGATTCTTGCAATTATTTCGCGTTGGTCGGGCATCAAACATTCAAGCAATTTTTCTAGATATTCTTGTGCCGCATTTCCTGTAACTGCACGAGAAGACAATTTATTTAGACGTTTCAATGCTGTGTTGAAAGTGATTGTGCCTTGATTTCGTCTGGTCTTCACTTCTGGGATTCTTTTTGTGTAGAATTGGATTTGTGGGTCTAAAGCCAACCGAAAAACAAGTTTCAACAGGTCGTTGTTCTTTTCTCGTTCTAGAATGGCAAGTTTATCGTTTGTCCCCGATGTTTCTTCCAATTCTTTAATAATTTCGTACACTGTATAACGCAACACTTTCTCCTTATAAGCTAAATCTAACACACATCTTATATATTGTCAAGACATATCAAAAATCTGACAGGTAATCAGTCAGGTGTCTTAGGCGATGCTTCACAAAATAAGTGATGATACGCGAACGGTCATTTGATTTATCTTTTTCGTATTCTGCAGAAATTTTCTCTTTCAATTCAACAGGTGTTAGCGATAAATCTACCATCAAACGATTCATACCGTATCTTTGAACTATTTTTTCTTCTTCTTCAGGCGTTTTTGCAACTTCTTTTGCTATTTCGGCTGCTTTCATACCCAACCAAGATTCCATCTTCTTCGAAGAAACTGGCTTTTGTCTTTTCCCTTCAACCATAAAGGTATCTT